CCGGTGTTAAATTGTTTAGAGCGTGTATATCATTTCAACGCTCTAGGTTGTTACCTTTCGCTTACAGATGACCTGTGCTCAGACCGCCTTTAAGACCGCCAACTAACACCAAGTGATAGTAAAGCTCTGCACCGAAAATGTTGTCTACGACACCATAACGGGGGAGCAATCCTACACGTGGACTGAAATCGTTGGGCCCGATAGTACGTTGTACCATAACGGGGATGTATGGGCAATAAATGATACCTGTGTCATAAAACTCAGGACCTTTATAACCCAACAGGGCATACTCGACCTGCTCACGTAAGCCTTGCTCACGTTGCGCTTCGGTGCGAGTGTCACGATAAACGTTGAACCTTCCGCCGAGGTTACCTACTTTAGCGACGCCAACAGGTTGTGTGTTGACGGAACCATTAACAGGCATCCATGTAAACTCAGGAAGCATCTCGAGGATCGCGCAAACAGCGGGGCTAGCAACAATAAAGTTTGCTGCACCACGACGGTTGCGAATTGCGATACGATTTGCTTCAACAATGAGTTTTGCGTAAAGGTCACGATTACGTTCTGCCATCCAACGAGCATCAGCAGATTCAGCGAACCATGCGCTGTAGCCTTTGCCTAATCCACCCTGAATTGCGGTTTGGATCATACGAACGATCATTTCACGATCGATCTCAGCTTGAAGCTCATAACTCATCGCATTGGTGAGCTCAGTATCAACATCGATACCGTTCATGTTCTTCAAGTCTTGTTCCAGTTCCACACTCCAGTTGGCAGCAAGTCTACGTGTTCCAGCTTCAACAGCAGTCTTCTCAAAACTAACCTCGATTGTTGGAATCTTGGATCCCAATTCGAAGTCAGAAAGAAGAGCAGCTACACCAGCGTCTTGTGCAAGAGCGGTGAATGCAACGCTTCCAGCTCCGGTTTGACCAATGGCGCTACCGGCTAAGGTAACGCTGCTGTCCATATTAGCATTGGATTTACCAGTGAAGCGGGTATCAAGATATTGATATCCGAGTTCACCATCTACTCCATTACCGAATGTTCCAGCTGTGTTTGCACTACCAGCAGCTTCACTGTATGGCTTGATGTTACCAGTTGCTCCGGTGAGACTTCCGTCTTTACCGTTGCTGTTGGTTTCACCAAGGAAATCAGATCCGTACTTGTAGCGAAGCGCGAAAGCGAGTCCGACAGGACCGCTCATGGGCTGAACACCTACCAATTCGTTAGTTAACAACTCGGGGAATGTACGACGAATCATCGGAATGAGGATCTTAGGTAAACGGGCATCATTCGCCGCGTAGGAATCACTTCCTCCGGGGTATGCACCGCCAGTGTTACCAGTAGCTGCAGAACCGAAAGAACTTCCGGATCCACCGCTCACATTAGCCTCATTTACGCACCATTGCTCTTGGTTCTCCAAAAGCATGGCTGTGTTGAGCCGTGTGTGATCATCTTCGATAGGTGCAACGTTTGCTGAATTGTAATCCAATACAGGACCCCATTTTTCAAGCAAAACCTTAGCACGACTTTCATCGATATAAGCTTGAGTTGGTTTAATTACTTTTGACATATTGTGTTTTCTCCTTGACCTTGTTACTCAGGTATCGCTACCTCATACTAAATTAATATTTACCAAGTTCTCCCATGTAAGTGTTGAACATTGGATCAGACTCTGCCTCATCCAGATTGCTGGCACTCTCGGTTACAACTTGTTCCGGGGTTGATTTTTTCTCTACCACCACATCTACATTCTTTTGTTCAGTGGCACGTTTCTCACGAGCTTGTTCACGTAACATGTTACGTGCTTGTTCGTCTTCTTTGTCAAACAATTTGACTGTGTAGTCAAAGTTTTCAGTTATGAATTCAGCACTTTTTTCGGCAAGCACTCGTTTGACATATTCTTTTTTCCGTTCCGGTAAACCTTGAGTCTTACGCTCCAAAATGAGTTCTGCTTGAGCGCGATTGAGGTTTTCTTTTAAAATTTTTGATTCTTGTGCTGTTTTTTCAGCAAGTGCGGTGCTTTCATCTATTCTACGCTTACCGTCTTGTATAGCACTGGCTACTTTCTTTTTAGCCAACATCTCATCAACTGCTAACACCTCGCGAAGTTCTTCCAACACTTGTGTGGCGCGTTTGTTATTAACAGCTTCTTGTATCTGTTGTGTAGGAATAGCTTTCTCTACATACAATTCTAAAAAGTTGCTTATGTTATTAACAAGACTCTCTTTCAAGGTACTAGCTTCTTCATTGAGAGCCTTTTGGTACTTTTTAACAATGTGTGTTAATTTCTGAGCATGGTTAGTGTCAATTGCTTCAACTAATTGTTCAAGTTTAGAACAATGGTCGTTGTCAATTGCTTCTAACAGGCGTTCGAGTTTGGATGCATATGAAT